CTATAAACCTTAAAAAGCCAATGTATTCTTACCGAATGCATTGGCTTTTTTTGTCTTCCTATCCTAGTAAGTCATAACGATCACTTTTTTCTAAAAAACGCACAAAAACGATCTCAGACGATCTCTAAATCCCCCATCTAAAACAGCCCTCGATGTAGATACATCGGGGGCTGTGTTCCAATACAACTACCGAAATGAAATGCGGTTCTAAGATCGCATAATTGCAGTGCGGAATTTTGGTGTGGAGGGGTGGGTGAGTCCGAACAGGGCCTGAGCGTCCTACTCCATCACTCATTTTATTCTCGCTGCTTAATTCTGATTTTCTTCTGTAGTTGGTGGCTTTTTGATGTGGGAACGACTGTACGAGCACGCTAGATGGAATGGGCTTAAGCTCAACATCCTCTCGACCGCCTTTGATGGTGGTAAGCGCTTGCAAGTGAGCGAAATCCCCTATGCTGAGCTGCCACACATCAAAGTCATGGGAACAAAAGCCCGTACCTACACGATTGAAACGGTGTTCGTTGGCTCCAGTTCTCTTGCCGATGCCAATGCCCTCATTGAAAACCTAGAAGCAAAGCCAACTGGTGAACTAGAGCATCCTTGGTTGGGTGAACTGCCGCTGGTCTTTGAAGACGTATCGCAAAGCATCAGTACCAAGAAAGGCTTGGTCACGCTAAGTCTGAAGTTTGCTCGCGCTGGCTCTTCCCCTTCAATCACTGCACCGACTTCCGTTCGCACAAAAACGCAGGCCAACATAGTCGAGAGCTTGTCGAAACGTTCTTTCGTAGAAGAATTAAACGGCTTGGATGTATCGGACATTCACAGGGTTCAGAGTGATGTCATCAGTGCATTGAACGTGTTGGTCGACATCACCAACCGTTTGAACCTCGAAGATGAAAACCTTCAAGACATTAACCACGCCATCAATAAAGCATTCTCAGCAGTGAGTAGCCTCAGCACCAACCCAACTGAGTTCGCTGACCTGTTTTCTACGTCAGTGAATGCGGTGGCCGATGGTGTTCAATCTGAGCCTAATTCAAGTAATGAAGCGGTAGACAACTCGCGCAGTGCTCAAGCTTTGATGTTAAATGAAGTCAAACCGGACACACCAACTCAGCACCACAATGTGCAAATGGTGACGGGCGCTGTGAAGATGAACAAAGACATCACACTCCTAGAGAAAGGCGACCGTTTTGATATTACGCAGTCGGCTAAGCAGCCTGAAACCATCAAGAATGATCTATCTACTTTGATTGTTAGTATCGATGAGCGCATCAAAGACACCACACAAGTGTCGACGCTTGAAAGCATTGAGCTGTTCGACGCAGTCACGACATTGAAAAGTAATGTGAAGGTTCAGCAGGATAAAGTCGTCAGCGGTACCGCGCCCCATAGAACAGTGCAGTCACCACGCTTTCAATCTGCGCTGACGATTGCGCACGATGAGTTCACTCAGGAAAAAGTCATCACCAAAATGAATGCGCTGCAGCACCCGCTCTTCATTCGTGGTGACATTGCCGTGAGGGATGTGTCATGAACACGCTAACGATGCACATTGATGGCAAGCCTCGTGCCTTCTATCAAGCGAATCTCAACTACTCCATTGAACAGCTGGCTCACACGTTTAGTTGCTCGATTGAACCTATGAGTGTTGAAAGCCCTTTATCGGTTGAATTCTTCCTTAACGACAAGTCCATTCTGATTGGTCAGATTGATAGTGTGGATTCTAATACCGATTCAAGCGCTCACGCTGTTTCTATTTCTGGCCGCTCGAAGAGTGCCAACATGATTGATTCACGCATCACGATGGATTCACTTTATAACTTGAACGTAGAAGAACTACTTCGCCATGTCGCCAAGCCATTTGGTTTGAAAGTGAAAAGCCTGGTGAAGAGTATGCCGATCATCCCTGAGTTTCAGATAAATGCAGAATCACCCGTAGAGAACGTGGCGCAGCTCATTCGAGAGCAAGGTTTTATGTTGGTTGAGCGCAATGGCGTGTTGATCATTGAAAACACTGCGCATGCAACTATCAGCAGCATCGGTCTAGAAACGGGCAACAACATCGACAGCCTGAACATCAAGCGCACCTTCAATCAGCAATTTCATACCATTGATGTGCAAGGACAGTGGGATGACGCAAGCGCGCAGGTCATCAATCCAAACGTCGATAGCTCTCGCACCATGGTGATCACCTGTGACCAATTGCAAAACCGTGAAGCTTGCCTGTCTCGTGCTAAATATGAGCGCAACCTCGCCATTGCTCAAAGCCTGACAGCATCAAGCACGATTGCCGACATATTCCCTGAGTTGGCCATTGATGGATTAAACCGAGTGATTCGAGTCGCTGACCAAGAGCAAAACTTTAGTGAGATGTTGGTGATCAAGTCGCTTGGCCTATCAGTGTCTGAAAGCTCTACGGAAACTTCGATTGAGTTGTTTAGGCCGTTTAAGGAGCAAAGCTATGTCTAGTGCTCTGCAGCAACAACAGCGATTAATGGCCAGAATTAAAAACGTGATAGGCACCGGCACAGTCACAGGTGCAACCACAGGCCGATTACAAATCAAAACCGCGACAGGTCGAACCAATGACAAGATAAAACGCGTGCACAACTACGGTTTTATGAGTCGCCCACTACCAGGTGCGAAAACTTACAACCTCTTCATTGGTGGAACCACATCTCGCGGCATCACCGTGAACGTAGAAGACGAACGCCACCAAATAGAGTTGCAGCCTGGTGAAGTCGCGATACTCGATGACAAAGGCAACCTTGTTCATTTCACTGAGCAAGGCATCAAGATAAACGCCTGTGCAAAGTTAGAAGTGATATCGGCACAAGAAACCACAGTGAACGCAACAGCAGTGAACGTGACTGCGCCTAAGTCCACGTTTTCTGGTGATGTAGAGATAGGCGGCAACCTAACGGTTATGAAAGATACCCAAGTTACGGGCGCTGTTGGTGGCTCTTCAGGTACGTTCGGCGGCGTTAGCGTTGAGAAACATACTCACGACTACAAAGATGATGGGGCAAACAGAACAACCAAGGGGCCGAATTAAAGTATGAGCCATTTCAATTTAACCGCCCTGACTGCGCCGATCAGCTCTAAAGAGGGATTAACCCACGCTGTTCTGCAGAGTGTTTACAACTATGCCGAATCCACTCAAAACGATCGCGCCCGTATGGCAAGCAATGAACGTGGCGGCACTTGGAGCAATGAGTTGATAAACGTGGTCGGCTCTCGTGACTGGACGCTCAAACGAGCAAAGCTCACAGACGAAACCCTCAGTCTCGCTAAACGGTTTTGTGAAGAGTCGCTCACTTGGCTCATTACCGATGGCCACGCCAAAGCAGTTGAAGTTTCAGTATGGCGAGAGAAGCCAAACCAAATGGGTCGCAATGTGATGATCACCCTAACCGATGGCTCTCAGTTCGATGTTCCACTTTCAAAGGTTAATCAATGAGTACACAAAGAAGCTTAGATGAGTTGATAGCTCGTGCAGAAGCGAATCTGGTGTCTGCAACAGGGCAAAACAACCCAGCAACCAAAGGGATAGCCGCTGCCATTGCGGGTGTCAGCTATGGGCAATATGGTTATCAAGATTTGTTGTTCAGACAGCTGCACCCAGAGACTTGCTCTGAAGAGTGGTTATACCTGCACGCCAATCGCCATAAAGCCCCTCGACTACTGCCAACATTCGCAACGGGTCGAGTGCAGTTCACTGAGCTTGGCGGCACGGTGGTAATCAAAAAAGGTACCCGCTTAACGCATGCCAATAGCGAGTATGAAACCACCAAAGAACAATACAGCAATGCTCCGGTCGAAGTCATCGCGCTTAAATCGGGTATTGATAGCAACTTACCTGCAGGCGCAATACTGACGCTAAGCAAAGGGCTCAGCGGAATTGACCCAAACCGTGTGGTTTCACAAGGAGTGACAGGTGGCGCGAACATTGAAGAACTCAAGCATTGGCGTTCAAGAGTGATCGTAGCGTTTGAGAAGAATGAGCTCATCGGTAAATCAGAAGATTACCAAGCCTGGGCTGTGTCTGCTCACTCCGATGTCGACTTCGCTTGGGCGCTCGATAACACTCCACAACGAGGCATGGTGGAAGTGTATATCGGTGCGCGAGAAAACAACCCGACCTTAAGCGCTGGAGTTGTCAAGTTAGTGCAAGACACCTTTGAGCGAAATCGACTGGCAGGTTGTCACCCAATCGCTCATCTACCGAACCAAGTGCCACTCAACATCGAGATACAAGGCATTCAAGACCAAGCCATACGTAATGATGTAGTCACCGCACTGGAGAATCTCGTGAAAGGGAAAATGGGCAAAATCGACCCGATAACCCAAAAGCCGGAATCCATCACCAACACTGAAATTGTGTTAACCACTTCAACCGTGACTAATAACTTCATTGTTCGATCCCCTATTGGTGAGGTCGCCATTGATAAAAACCAGATACATGTACTAGGAGGCGTAACGTGGACACCGCCGACTTAATTATTAACTACAGTGCCGGTGATTTTGAAAACGCCTACCGTGGGCTATTACCCAAAGGCGAATATTGGCAAGACACCGAGAACGTCGAGCTGGCCAACACCATCAAAGGCATGGCCAAAGATTTCAAGCAAACCCATGACGATATTGAACTGTCGCTATTAACCGAGTTTGAAGAGCAACAATTTGGCTGGAAGATTTCAGACTATCAACGGCTCTTGATGACCATGGGCTCTAAAGGTGTGGTATTTGATGAAGTCGCTAACCCAAACCTCATCAAGATAAACCTGTACAGCTACAACAATGACGCGGCCTTTAAAGCGTTAGAAGAAAAACGACTGCCTCACACAGAGTTTCATTGGATTTATCCGTTTGATGCAAATACACAATTTGAATTGGCTACGGCCTTAACCATGAAGCCAGAGTTTAGCTCTCAGCTTGAATTAGATGCTGAAGCCCCCTTTCTGTGCTGCACCGCCATCACATGGCAACTTGAAATAGGAGACACCGTATGAGCACGCTGCAAGGTATTCCAACTCAGCACGGGATCAGCATTCTCAAAAGTAACCTGAAACAGACCGCAAAAAAGTTTCAGCTCATTGGGGCACTAACCCACAACGCGCCAAGTGCGAGCTTGTCTGTTTTCCATACGGACACAATCGAAGCCAGTTATTACGATGACAATGGTGTACTGACATTTGTGTTCAACCTACCGATTGAAACGCACTTCAATGAGTACCTCTATCAAATCAAGATTGTAGATACCGCAGACCAATCCATCGTGGATTGCCAAACCCCAGTGATTGCCTTGGCAAAAGGCATTGGTGGTATGGTCACGCTAAAAGCTGCGGTTTCGGGACAAGCTGGACAGGTCATTTTTAAGCACAATCAATACGTGACAGAAACGGAGTTGTTAGGGCTTCATTTTTCCAAACTCAAAAAGGAGCTGTTAGAACTGCGATGCGGTGAGATTGAGTTGTTTGATGACCCAAACCCGCGCGCTGGATGGGTAGATTTAGATGGAGCGCCATTATCAAGAACGACCGATGCGCTGCTTTGGGCTCATGCTCAACGAACGGGCTTGTTGATAACGCAAGCTTTGAAAGAGACGAATCACAAAAAGTGGGCAGCCTATTGGGGAACCGGTGATGGTTCAGCCACTTTCACCAGACCTAATGCACACTTAGTTGGAGCATACATCCGTGCAACGCCAGCAGGTGTGGCGCATGGTGAGTATCAAGGTGATGCGATACGAAATATCACTGGTTTGATAAATGGTTCGAACTGGGCAATCTATGACGCTCAAGGTGCTTTTCAGAAATATAATGTTAATTCAACGTCCGTTGGAACTGACATTTCTTTAAACCAAGGCGATAACTTTAACTTTGATGCTTCTAGAGTAGTTCCCACAGCAAGCGAAAACCGACCGCACTCAATCAACTACGCAGCTAAAATTCACAGAGGATGGATGTAATGAAAACAGCCTATTTCTACGATTGCGATACATTTGAATACATCGGTCAGCGTCCAGTCCACAAAATTGATGGTTATGACGATTATCTATTGCCGCAGCTAGCCACGTTCATTGAAGTTCCTAAGTTCGATTCAGAAACCGAACAAGCCAAGTTTGATGAGCAAAGCCAAACGTGGACGGTAGAACCTAAGTTTGTTGAGGTTACGGCTTATCATAAGCAAACTCACGAACCCAAAGACTTTGATGATGCGTCTTTAATCACGGACGACTACACAAAAGACGAGCCAACCACACAATGGGACGAGTGGATTAACAACGCTTGGGTAACCAACCAAAGCAACAAGTACGTTGCCGAATACAACCAAACTGACGAGATAAGACGACAGCTTTATTCTCGTATGTGTGACCCACTAATTGCAGAAGCTCAAATCAAACGTTTGAGTGGCAATAAAGCAGAGGCCGACATCAGCGAGGCTCAAGCCCTAGCTGCTAGAGCAAAGATCCAAGCAGAACACCCTTGGCCAACACCGCCTGCCAACTAATCCCAACCCTATTTAAACCCAGCCACTGCGCTGGGTTTTCTACATTTTCCATCTAGAATTCGCCCTAATATCCGCCACTTAACCACCACGGTAAACTAAGCCTAGTTCATTACATTAGGTCGCCAGTATGGAAACGTTAGCCACAACACTGATTAAGAAACATGAAGGTCTTCGGCTTAAGCCGTATCGATGCAGCATGGGAAAACTCACCATCGGTTATGGCCGCAACCTTAGTGACAACGGCATTACCCTAGAAGAAGCCGAACAGCTACTTCAACACAATATTGACGAAGTGATTCAACAGGCTCAAACCTTACCTTTCTTCAGTGCTCTGAATGAAGTTCGCCAGGCTGTGATTGTCGACATGATCTTCAATATGGGCTTGCCACGTTTTCAGAAATTCAAAAAGACCATTGCTCTCATTGAACAACAAGCTTGGCAGGCGGCCGCTAATGAAATGTTAAATAGTCGCTGGGCAAGACAGGTGGGTAACCGCTCTCAAACGCTCAGTGAAATGATGCGTTATGGAACTGAACCAACACAAAAGTAAGGAATGGTTATGAACTTTATTACCGGAATTTTAGGTAAAACCCTGTGGGAAGTGCTGAAAGGCTTAATCTTACAAGTCGCATGGAAAGTGATTCTTGAGCGCTTCGCCTCTCGTCTTGTAATTTGGGGCCTAGTAAAGCTAAAAACCCTCACAACGAACGATGTCACACAAGAAACAGTGAATGACATTATCCATTCACTGAAAGGTAAAAAACTCAAAGAGGTCGAACAATGGGAATGACAATAGATCCGAACTGGCTTAACGCCGTGATAGCGTTTTGTACCTTTGTCACCCTTATCCTTAGCTTATTGATTGGTTACCTCTTTCGGCTATCGAAAGAGCTTGGTGAGCACAAGACTCACGTAGCGGAAACCTACGCCACCAAAGATGATGTCAAAGAGCTAGGCGACAGAATAGAACGCAGCATGGTGAAAGAGTTCGACCGCCTACACACCTTACTCCAAGGTAAGGAAGCCGCATAAAAAATACCGCCTCACCATGGGCGGTATTTTTGTTTGTACTTCGCGTTATTCTTGCGGTTATGCCGCATCCAACTTTTTATACTCATTCGGCATTATCACCTCGCTCCCCACAAAATCATTCAATTCTTGCATCATATCAATCAGTGGCAGCAACTCGTTTTTGTGAAACAGCCAATCCACCTTATTCAAATCGAGTGACGTAATGCTCTCGCGTCGAATGCTCATCAACTCGATTGGCACACGGTGAACCGAAAGCACCTCGTTCATGGTCTGATTCTTCACTTCTTTATAAGAGTCTTTGGCTTCCACCTGACCAATTGGCTTGAGCTCTGGGGCTTTGGTATCTTTACCTTTGGCATTCACAAACAGGTTTTTAAATGCCATGCCTTCTTGAGCTTGCAGCTGCTTCTTGATGGCCTTTTCTTGTTTCTCTGTCATGGTTGGCTCATTCATATACAGCAAGTAACCTGCATGGTTACCGTTACGGTAGTACTGACGACGAAACAAGGTGGCATCATCGTTCAACCAGATAGAGGTCAAAGAGCTAATGTGACTCGGCAAACCATAAAGCTCTTGCGCTACATCGTAATCGCCCAAATGAAACACTTGACCTTTCTTGTAGTCGATGCGCCCATCATCATCGTAAGCTCTAGGCTTATACGTCCAACCTAAGTCTTCACGTCTACGCATATACAAAGCAGGTATGTGTTTGAGCTTAATTGGCTCCCCCAACCCTCCATAACCTCGAATGACCTGTAGGTAAGCATTGCCAAAGGTTAAGTAGTCTTGAATAAAGCGCTTTGCATCTTGGCGTGAGAGTAATCCACTCAGCGCAATGGCGTGCATTAACGTATTGCGCTTAAACTCAATCGCACTCGAATGCATCGGGTTCGTGCGCAGTGCCTTGGCTAAGGTGTCGAGCGCAATCGGTGGTTCGTATAAACCATCAACCAGCGCCACTTCTAAATAACTGAGAATGTCGCTGTTCATCACGCTCACGGGGTTAGAAAATTCAATCTCTATCACTTGGCCTCTCCAAAATTAGGCTAGAAGAACTCGACACTGGTGTTGGTGTCATTGTTTATATCAATCGGCTCCCAACGCATCACATGCATCGAAGCCCAGGCTAAATCGGCATGAGAGCCAATTTTGCTGCGGTTAGAAATAAAGGTAATTTGGTTACTCACCTTAGTGGTCTGCTGGCGAATCATTAAGAACGAGTGAACGAGATCATCCCATTCCGCTTCAAACTGCAAACGGCCACTGTTAATGATCTCTCTCGACTTATAGGCCATCAGTCGTTTCACTTCGGGTGAGTAATCCAGCTCGACCAGAGCCGGGTAAAACTTACGAACCAGCTCAGCGGTAGCCGAGCCTACACCACTGGTATCCATGGCCATGTACACCACATTGTATTTCTCAGTAATGCCGCGAATGGTGTCAGCCTGTTGCTCATAGCTGGAGCCTTTGAGACGAACCCGCTCAATAAATCGGAAAATTCCACCTTTGCGCTTTGGCTTAAGCGCCACCACTAAGCCCGCATCATCTGAACTTTCACCCGTACCGCCACCTCTTGGATCATAACCGACCAAAACTTCTGCGTTACCTACTGGCCTTGCTTTCTCGTGGTCGACATCTTTCCAAAGAGAACTGTCTGCCTTACAGGCCAGTAGCGCTTTCAGTGAGAAGAATGAAGCGCTGTCGTCCAAAAACTTACAACGCAATAGATTGTCGAAAATCTCTTTAACCGGATATTTACGCTTGAGCTTATCCATGTTGAAGAAGGTCGCGCCTTTCTTAATCGCATCATCCACAGTGATCATTTGACGGAAGATAAAATCAACACCCAAAGCGCCGGCTTTTAGCGCCTTGTGGCTTATATCAATGCCGTGCTCTTTCTTGCCTTGCCATTTTGGGTAGGCTTCATGGGCCATGGTGGAAGGGGTTGAAATGTAAGTGGTGCGGAACTGCGATTGCATCGACATACCGCCCGCGTAATTATCCAAATCCGCAAAGCCTGGGATCCAGAACACCTCATCCCAATACATGTGGCCGTTAAAACCTTGAGAGGTCGCTACGTTAGTGGACATAAAACCAAGGTTCGCGCCGTTGCTGAGCTCGATGTCGTCCTTACCTTTTAGGTCAACGTCGCCAATCTCTAGCGCAAACTTACGAATGTAGTTTTTGAAGATATAAGACTGCTTTTTCGACGCAGAGATAAACACCTGGTTGTCGCCAGTCAGCACCGCATCTTCAAACGCTTCAAAGGCAAAATAGAACGTAAGACCAATCTGGCGCGACTTAAGATAAAAGCGTACTTCATTGATCTCATCGTTTTGCTTGTGGCCGTGAATGTCCTTTTGGTATTCGAAGAAGGTTTTCTCTCGATACTCATCCAGCATCTCTTTGGTGATGTGGGATACATCGTTCTTCGTCTTATTTGGCTTACGCCCCCGCTTTTGCTCGCCATCACTTCGGCTAGCTGGTCGGTTGCGCCTTTGCTCTGCTTCATCACGTTTTAATTGCTGTTCGAGCAACATCTTGAGCTCACGCTCTTGGCTCTCAAGCTTTTGGTCAACCCACATCAAGTAAGCAATGCGCTGCCTCATCATTAATTCGACAGGCGCGTCATCCCTCAGCGTTTTCCAATCAAACTGAGTTATCCATTTTTGAACCGTGCGAGTGGCTACGCTAACCGCTTCTGCAATTTCAGCAGGCTTACGTTGGCGTAAAAACAATCCCAAAGCTTTCGTTTGGTCGGCGGTATAGAGCGGTTCGCTAACAACATTATTTTCCATGTTTGCATAGTGCTACAGCGCCTGTGATTACTCAGCTTGAACGATTTCTATATCAAGTGTTTAGAACTAGGACAAATACAAAAAGGCGGAAGCATTGGGTAAATTGGAATCATCGAATTTAGGAGAGTTTAGGCATGTTCCAATCAGAGCTAATTTGTATTTTACAGGCAGGAGCAACCATTGATGGTCGAGTCATTGAGCAAAAAATCATTGATGAGATTGCAGAAACTTACAGCCCAGACGTTTATACAGCTCGAATTAATGCAGACCATTATCCATGGAGTAACAAGTACGGCTCTGTCCTCTCTGTCGAAAAGAAAGAAGACAAGCTATTCGCAGTACTGAAACCAAATTCAATGCTTTTGCGTATGGCAGAGCAAGGACAGCTTTTACATACCTCATGTGAGTTCTATGAAAAGTTTGCCGATACAGGGAAAGCTTACCTAACCGGATTGGCCCTGACTGATGAGCCTGCATCGTTAGGCACGACGCAGATTCAACTGTCTGCAAACAGCAAAGACAAAGCCTGCGTCCCAACGAACTTTCAAATAACCCCAGAACAATTATCGCAAAGCACCGAGGAAGAAACCTCGATGTTCCATACATTTAAACGCTGGCTTAAGGGCGAAGGTGAACTTGAGCAGCTCTCACAACAACAGGAAGAAGATGAGATGAGTAAAGAACTTGAAGAGCTACTCAAGCAAAGCATTGAGCAAGGTAAAGAGAATCAGCAACAACTTAGCCAGTTGAATGAGCAAGTTGAAAAGTTGAACACCAATGGTAAGCCGCAGGAGCAACCCGCTGAATCTGAAGAAAGTACGGATGTTACCGAACTAAAAGACCAGGTAGAGACTTTGTCTTCACAGGTAGAAAACCTAACAGGCCAAATTGAAAAATTCAGCAAATTGACCGATGAAGAGCAGCGCAAGTTAGCCGGCGAAGGTAATGACGAAGAGCGTTATTTATAGTCTTCGGTACATCTTCAACCCATAACGAATTGAATTAGGTAAGAACATGCAAAAGCAGACCAAAACAAAACTCAGCGCCTACGTGAAAGCCGTGGCAGCGCAAAACGATGTGGATGATGCAACTGAGAAGTTTAACGTGAGCCCTAATGGTACTCAGCGCATTATCGCAGCTATCCGTGAAAGCAACTGGTTCCTAAGCAAAATCAACATCATCTCAGTGAAAAACCAAAAAGGTGAATCCATTGGTCTTGGCGCTACAGGCATGATTGCCAGTCGTACCGATACGTCAGGCTCGGGCAAACGTACACCGAAAGATCATTCAAGCATGGGGGCAATGCCTTACATGTGTGAGCAAACGAACTTTGATACCGCGCTTCGTTACGCAAAACTGGACGCGTGGGCGCACCATAAGAACTTCAACGCCTTGATTAGTAAAGCAACCCGAGAGCAGATTGACGCCAATAAAATCACGATTGGTTGGTATGGCGTAAGTGTCGCTAAAAATACCGATGCGAGTGCCAACCCGAACGGTGAAGACGTGAATAAAGGTTGGTTCCAAGCCATGCGTGATCATAACGCAGAGCGCTTAATTACCACTGGGCAAAAAGCGGATGGTGAAATTCGTATCGGTGAAGGTGGTGACTTCATCAACCTAGACCTAGCCGTGCTTGAAACGAAAAACCTACTGCATGATGCCTGTGAAAATGATTCAAACCTTGTGGCCATCATCGGTTCTGACTTGCTTGCTTATGACAAAGCCAAGTTCTACGAAGCGCACGGTAATACGCCAAGCGAAAAAGGCAAGATTCAAGAGCTGCAAGTCATTGGCACTTATGGCGGTCTGCCTGCAGTGAAAGTACCAGGCTTTCCTTCAACGGGCATCATGGTGACCAGTTACGACAACTTATCCATCTACATTCAAGAAGGTTCAGTTCGCCGCTCTACAGGTAAGAAGAACGACGAAAAAGACCAAATTGAGAACTTTGAGTCGATGAACATGGCTTACGTGATCGAAGAAGTCGGTAAAGCCGCAGCCATTGAATTCAAAAACGTGAAGCTATGGATTAACGAGGCTTGGCATTAAGCCAGTCATTACAAACTAACACCCCCTCAATGCAGGCTCTATTGCTGTTTCAGGTGCGCTTTGGCGCCAACTGTTATTCGCGATTGTCGGCCTGCATTCCCTAACACTGTAAGGATACATCATGGAATTTGTCGGTGATAAAAACGAGCACTATGAATCTGAGTTGCCAGCCTCGGACAAATATCCAGCACTGAAGATTTCAGAGTTTCAGTCTCTGTTCCATTTCCAAAGCAATGAAACAGAGGCAGGCATTCTGCACCACGCTACGGTGTCACGCATCAAAGTACATTCTGAACTTAAAGAGACCTTAGTGACTTTTGCTAGCTTGACGGAATTCTCTCAAGAGCGCTTTGGTGATGATGACTCTGCCAAAACACTTTACAAGCAGGCCGTATTCGCACTGACCGCAGCTCAACTGATTAGCGTGCAAATGAGTGGTGATGCCACCGCCGATGCGGCTGACCGACAAGAAGCGCTCACCAGTAAGAAAGAAGAGTGCGAAGTGCAGTACCGCCAAGCCATTGACCTGCTGATTCATGCTGAAGAAACCTACGGCTTTGAGAGGGTGTAATGAAAGCATTGCAAAGCTTAACACGCCTATTCAAAAGCCATGTGACCGATGCGGCCAAAATGGATGTGTGGGCGGAGGATGGCGCCTTATTTTGTGGTCAGGGTACGGATGTCGATGGGTTTGAAATTGAATATACCGCCATCGTTTTCTTACAAAGTGCCAAGCTAGAGCCGCAAGTGTTGTTTATGCATTTAGTCAACTGGCTCAATAAGTACGACCCAGAGCGTGCAGAAAAAGGCTTGCCCATGCCGACGTTCGCCCTAGAGCCTCTCGACAAAGGTGCGTTTGATCTCAAGCTGAAAATTGATATTCGTGAAGAGTTCGACCTTCAAGAAAACGAACAAGGCAATTGGAAGCAAGGTGATACCCGTTATGAATGTATCAGTGGTTTTGAAGCTCGAGCCGATGAAGACCAACTTGGTGAATTGGTCTACTTTGTCGGCCACTTAGATGATTTGCCATGAGTGAATTAACACTCGCGACGCCTGAGCAACTGACTCAAGTTGTGGAAAGCTTAGTGCTGACGGCCAGTGATAAGTTTGAGCTGAATAAGCGCATGGCCAACCGAGCACGACAGTTCTTTCGTCAGCAAATTCGAGTTCAGCGAGATATAGACAACAACCCGTACCAAAGCCGAACGCGGCGAAAGGCAACCCAACTATGGGATGGCACTCAAGCGCAGAACACCGTGAACAATAAAAACATGTTGCTGGGTTTTGGCCAGGCGTTAAGAACTCATGTGACAGAAGATAGCTTTGAGGTTGGCCTAAAAGGCGTCGCTGCTCGCATTGGCCAAGAGCACAACCAAGGTGCTCAAGTGTCGTTTACGACTCGCGTTAATGGTCACTACAACAGTAAAACAGGTCAATGGACAGGTGGCGTGAAAACCAAGCGCAATTACCAAATGCCCAAACGAACCTTCATTGGTTGGACGCCTGCTCTAGAGCGAGAGTTACTCGCCATGGCAGCGGAACACTTTGCACTAGAGGATGCAGCGTAATGGATAAACAAGAAGTCGAGAAAACGGCGCTACCCACTTTCAAAATTAAGCCAGCGAAAACAAGTTTGATCGTGAAAGACCCAACAACCCGAGAGCCACTGAAAGCGGCAGGTGAAGATAAACCTCGTAACGCTTACTGGCTACGTCGACTCGCTGAAACAAGTATCGTGGTCATCGATAAAACAGCCAAGCCCACAGCCCAAAAGGAAACTAAATAATGAGTATTGGTTTTGCTGAAGTACCCAGCACCGCTCGCGTTCCCGGTGTCTACATTGAAATTGATAATAGCCTGGCAAACAGCGCAGAAGACCTGCAAGTTGTCTTGGCGATCGGTAATGCGGTCAGTGATGCAACGGTCGCACCAAACAAAGTCACGCTTTGTATGGATGAGACGATTGCGGCAGCTTCGTTTGGTGCCAATAGCGACATAGTGGAAATGATCACCTATTTCCGTAAACAAGATAAGACCATGCCTATCTTTGCGGTCAGTGTTGAAGATAGTGATACCGCAAGCGCCTTAGCCGCATTGGGTGATGTTCAGTATCACCACATCATGTGCTCATTGAATGACAGCACCACCATTCGTGAGTTAGGGACTTTTCTTGAAGAGCGATATGGCGCATTAGAGCAAGTACCAGGCATCGCGTATCTACCCAAGAAAGGCACACACGCAGAGCTCATCACCTTTGCACCAACAAGCAACTGCGCGTTAATCAACTTTCTGCCCATCAATAACTTGGGTGACTCTGCAGAAGCGCCACTGTCTGACGCGGCAGCGATTGGCGCATGGGTTGGTCAAATCGCCCCGTCATTGGCCATCGACCCTTGCAGACCCCTGCAAACGCTCAAGTTGAACGGTGTTTACTCATTGGCAGCACAAGAATGGGACTGGGCTGAACGTAACCTCTTTTTGTATGAAGGGTTGAGTACGTACACGGTGAACTCAGCGAATGAAGTGTTAGTCGAGCGCGCCGTTACCGCTTACACAGAAAACGCAACTGGCGTAACGGACAACAGTTACCTTGATGTCATGACACCGGCAACCGCCATGTATTTCCGTCAGAAACAGCGTTCGTTGATCTTAAGTGTCTACCCTCGCCACAAGGTAGCGAAAGACGGAACCAAGTTCGCCAAAGGTCAGCCGATTGTGACACCGACTATGTTCAAAGCCAAGCTGTTGACATTGTATCGAGATTTGGAATACCAAGGCATCGTGCAAGATTTCGATGGCTACAAAAAGTCGCTCATTGTCGAGCTCGATGAAACCAACAAGCAGCGCGTCAACTACCAAGATTCACCGCAGTTCGTGAACGGTTTGATTATCGTTGCAGGTAAAATTCAATTTAGGAAGTAAGTCATGGGAACAAAAATTACTAGCCGTGCTGTCCTTAACGCCGGCTCATTGGGGCGCCTTCCCATCAAAGAAGGGGCGGAATATGGCCTTGGCAACATGAAGCGCGAAACCATAATGGGTGACGATGGCCCTTTGGGTTTCTCTGAACAATTCTCGGATGCGCCTTTCATCAAATGCACCATCATTCACGCTCAAGACACCGATGAGAAAGCCATTGCTGATTTTGTGGGTGAAGACATCACCTTAGAAACGAACACAAACCGCGCTTACACCTTGAAAGGCGCATGGACAGTCGACCCGCTTACCGTAACGGTAAAAGATGGTCAGCTTGAAGTACTCTTCAACGGTGACGAACTCATCCCGCAGTAAGGAGAAAGACCATGTTATCCATACTGATGAAACGAGAGGCTCAGAAGGCAAAGCCAGAACCGGTTGAAACCTTTGAAGCTATCGACAGTGTTGACGCTATAAACGAGTCAGCAGTAAGCCAAGCCGTTCGCACCGCTTTTGCTGATAAGCCCTGGGAAGAAACGCAACTCGTGTTTAAGCAAGACCAAAGCTACTTGCGCACCTTGTCGGGTTCAAAAGAGAAAGATCCGTACAAGCAAGAGCTCATTAACAAGTACCGACCATTGGTTGAAAAGCTACTGGACACTCACAAAGGCGACTACGGCAACCTCGATGTGATGTGGTGCTTTTATATGTGGCACTTTGACCTTGGTCAGTTTGAAGAGATCCACGATGACTTTCGAGCGGCCATCGATGGCGGATTAGAAACACCGGCTAATTTCAAAGTGAACGGTCAAACGGGGTTTTGTGATTACGTCTTTAAGTACACCCATAAAGCGCACACAGAAAAGAAGGCGTACAAGCGCGAATACCTGCTTAAAGCCGTAAATGACTTACTGGCGGGTGAACTTGCTACCAACGCCCCACTTAAAGTGAAGATGTTCCGCCTAGTCGGTGACTGGCACTTTGAAGCTGGCGAAAAAGAAAAAGCGCACAACCTATTTGAACTAGTAATGAAGCTAGACCCGCAAAAAGGCGGCGTGAAGAAGAAACTTGAAGCATTACAAAAGGAGCTTGGTTATGACCAACCCCATTAAAGACGAGTCACAAGTCAAAGTCGCGGAGTTGGCCTCGCCTATTGAAAAAGATGGCAAAGCGCTTACGCATATTGATATTAGCAAGCCACACTCGGGGCATTTGCGCGGGTTGAGCTTGATAGATGTGTGCGGAATGAAGTTTGAAGCAGGACAAACCCTATTACCTCGAATCTCTTGCTTGAATGAGCGTGACATTATCAACATGCCTCCAGAGAACTGGGCGCCATTGCTCACGACGCTTGCCTCTTTTTTTGTCGCGACGGAATAGTAATAGAGCGAGTTGAAGACTATTACGCAGATATCGCCCTTGTGTTTCATTGGCCGCCAAGCGAAATAGACAAACTCAGCTACGACGATCTATTACTGTTTCGTGAGCTTGCCCGAGAGAGGCACGAACAAACACCACAAGAGAGCGAATAAGCTCTCTTTTTTTTGTATCAACAAAAGGCTATCCAGAATGAAAATGAAACTGTCTGTTCTCATGGATATGAAAGACAAAACTTCAGCCGTTCTCAAAGGAATGAGTGGTGAGAGTGACTATTACGCCAAGTCCATCAAAAAGGTACAGAAGACACAGGCTGATGACTCTGCCGCAATGGGGATGATTGACTCGTTAAAAACGTCACGAAAAGCAATGGACAAGAACGCCATTGCAGTTGCTGCGGTCAGCGAAAAGCTTGAGGAGTTAAAAGTAAAAGCAGCAGGCGTTGAATCCCCAAGTGCGGCTCTAACGGAGAAAATTACAAAGCAGCAAGCTAAGCTGAGCAAACTGAACACTGAGCAAGAGGGGTATAAATCCCATTTAGAAAAGCTCGATACCCAGTTAAAAAAGACAGGGGTGAATACAGGGAACCTTGATGATGAATACGACCGACTGAATCGAAGTTACAAGAAACACGGTAAGGAAATAGGCAGGCTCAGTAAGCGTTATACCACCTTACAAAGAGTCATGAACCCGATTCAAAGGCTGAACCGTTCCATCAAGTTTCCCAAGGTCGGCGCTGCAGCGGCAGGAAAAGGAGCTGCGCTGTTAAGTGGTTTAAGTTTTGCTGGGTTAGTGACGCAAGTGAATGGTGCTGCAGGTGAAATGGATAACCTGGCAAAGACATCGGCGACCCTAACCCTACCCATTCAAGAACTCCAAGCCATGCAGTCCCAAGCTGAACATGCGGGGGTAAGCTCTGATGCCCTATCTAACTCAATGCTTCGCTTTACCAAGCGACTTGGCGTGCTTCAGCAAACAGGTTCGGGCGCGTTAGGCTCTTACCTTAAGAAAAGTGGGAACGCGCTGCATAAAGACTTACAGGGCGCGAAAGACACTAAGCAGGCATATGAAATGCTCCTTGAAGAGTTCTCTCAGCTTGAAACGCCGCAAGAGCAAATGGCCTTTGCCGATGCGGCCTTTGGACAAGACGGTCGTAAAATGCTGATCATGTTACGTGAAGGCACTGAAGGGTTAACGGCAGCAAGAAAAGAACTCAATGCATTGGGTGGCGGTGCGACAGCAGAAGATGCGGCGAAAGCGGAAGCTTACAATGATGCTCTACAAAAAATCGAAGAAAGCGTTCGCTCTATGAAGTTTGCAGCACTTGCACCCATCATGGAAAAAGCGACCAAAGCATTCACCCAGTTTTCTGAGAAGTTTAAGAATGCAGCCTGGCGAACCGATTTTATCGAAAAGCTTATCCAAACTGTAGACGGTCTTTATCAAGGATTTGAACTGCTAGGTAAAGGGCTTATTTGGTTAGCGCAAAATTTCAAAGGGATTCTGGCGACGGTCGCCATTCTAAAAGTGGCGTTGATTGCTTTGAATGCTACCGTTTTGGCAAACCCAATCGGGCTCATGGTGGCTGCGGTTGCTGCTGCGGTAATCGCGATTACTTATTTAATCGATAAGTTCATTGGTTTAGATAAAGTCATTAAATGGATTGGTGATGGCGTTGGTTGGTTATGGGATAAATTCAAAGCCCTAATCAACAAACTGCCAGATGCGCTTATCCCCGATGGCTGGAAAATTCAAACTGATGAAGCTGGCCAAGAAGTCGATAACTTAGCCGCCAAACTCAACCGTATTGAAAACAAGAGCGCGACGCTTGGCATTACGACCAATGAAACCCAAAACCGAACTGAGCGAACCCAAACCGAACAAGGGCCCCATGCTTATCAAGCAGGCGGATTCGAATCCACCAAGCAAAATGCAGCATATAGCCCATTGGGCAACCAAACCATCAAAAGTAAATCTGAAGTATCACTGACCATCAAGTCAGATAAACCAGTCGCGATCGAGAAAGCGAAAAGTGAAAAAGGCACAGATTTGAATTTGGATGTGGGGAATATGGCGGTGAGCTACTAACTAAAAAACCCGTTACTTCTAGAGTAACGGGATCCTAAATGTGTATGACTCTTTAGCCAACTAACTGAGATATATCCGTCATCCATCCAAAAATAATATTCCCACTCACTCCATACATAGAGTTTTCTAACAATTTAGACAGTTGAGAAAAAGTACCCGGAGACTCATTATGAATAACTTTTAAAGCAGCCTTAGAAGCCCCTTCATCATGAAACGTCACATCCCTTTCTAATAAACTTTGGATGTAACTTAAGGAATTCATAAGGTCTTGGTTACCTGACGATTTCTCAACTAGAGTCTGGATCGTTTCACTATGATTACGAATTTGGGCAAGAGATACCTTTTCCTCCTTCGAAATTTGTTTTCCAATGATAATCTGGGAGTTATGAGTTAGCTGCATTTGCTTTTTAAGACAATCTCTAAGGTGTTCAACTTCATTTCGCGTGGCTATTACATCGTTTTTGTAACGGTCATCAGCCAACATTAATAACTCTTTCTTATGTTCGAGCTGAGCTTCAATCATTGTTAGTTGCATTTTTAGTTCACTGACTTGCAACTTCGAATCCAGTAAAGCTTCAGGCTCTCGTTCTTTAACTACTACCTGAGTGTATGTTTCGAATGCTTCTTCAATAATATCTTGCCCCCCATCAGGGGTATCGATGGTCATCCGAACTGAACAGTCATCTTGTTCAATACGAACCTTCGCATTTATATCAGGGTATTTTTGCTTAAGAACCTCACCGAAGTAAGACAATATACCAACACCAGCTTGATAGTTTTCTTTGGAGAATTCAATAACTCGTTCAAAGGAAGGAGCTTTCCCTAAATTGTTTAACTCAATCAGTTCGCAAGGAAGTGACTCTTCAGATAATGAGAGTATTACTAGAGGTTTATCATGGTATAGCGGCAAGACTTGAGACTCTATGTGGTTAAGCACCAAGTCACTATTGCAAGCTCTATTCAAAAGGTCATATTGATTTGCTATAACACTAGGAATATGAAGCCAATCAGGGAGCTTATCTAGAACAAAAAGAACCGAAACAAAACACTCCTCAACATCCTGATCTCTCACCGCATCAATTAGCGCCCATCGATCGACCTGACTGTTTGATTGATAAAAAGGACGTAATGCCGCATCGATAGCAACATTACGTCGAAAGTAAGGAATCGAATGGTATCCATACGGAGAGTTTTTCTTCTTATATTTACGCCACCCCTTCTGGCGCGTGACCTTTCGGAAAAGTCGAGTAAAAGCAAGAGTACGGACAGAAGTCGCATTTTCATCAATACCAGAACCGCTATAGTCTACTTTCAACAATGAATCAAAAGTAAATAGTGATGCTAGCTCTTCTAGTTCAGAAAAAATATGTTCTTGTTCATTTAGAATATTCCAACCATCGTTGATGCCAATAGCCTTAGTTATATACATTTATTGTAAGCCTTATTATTCAGACGCTGTTTTCGATTCGAAAGTACATTAGTAGAAATTATTAGCCTCGCATCTTAACTTAGATATGAACCTTCATACACAAAGCAGGTTGATTAAAGTGGGATAAACCACGATAAATTCAATTGACACCTAACCCCTAACAACCTTAATCTAACTATGCGTTGGCAAAATCCAGCGCCGGGCGTAGGAACCCGTTTAGACATAAGGCGCATAGACGCCAGCTTTTTGCTGGTTTTTTTATGTGTGGCTTCGGCACACTTGCACATAGTCGTTTCGTATAGAAACCGTACTATCTGAATTATGGTGGGCTGGGCAAGGCAGCTTCGGCTGGCCGTATCCTTGTGTCGCGGTATTCCTACCCTTGTTCAGTTCACCACCCGAAGCGTAGGAACTCCGTGTGGTGATTTAAAATCACGACACAAGGAGGCTATCATGCCGACATCTTCCCTTTCTTTCCAAAATACTCATTTCGAGATTATTGAACAAAGCAATCAACTTTGGTTAACTGCCACAGATATAGCTAAAGCTCTTGGCTACCGTAAGCGAGATGCTGTAACTCAGATTTTCGAACGAAATTCTGATGAGTTCACAGGTCAAATGACTGAGACACTCAGAATGAGTGCCTCAGGTAATTACCAAAAAACCGTACGTATATTTTCCCTTCGAGGGGCTCACTTAATCGCGATGTTCAGCCGAACCTCTGCTGCCAAAGAATTCCGAAAATGGGTATTGGACGTATTAGATCGAGAAATACAAAAGCCACAAAACAATCAAAACCCCACCCTACTCAACAACGCCAAAAGAGCATGCGAACGCGTAAGCCAACGCGAGAACCAAAGCTATAACGAGTTACTCGCACTCAAAGAAACCTTTGCTCAGCTCGAACACTCTTCTCGTATTGCCCAAAACCAAATCAACGACCTATTAACCAGCCATCACTCTAAGCGTGACCATATCGCTCATATCTATTTAGCGCACCAGGTAATGGTTGTGTAA